TACACAGATAGTAGGCTTCTTCTTCTGTAAGACCATTGTCGTAAACATCATCTATAGTCTTGTTCATAAACAAAAGCTCACCGTCTGTGATACCTCTGTCATCTAAGTTACGACCAATCCCCACTGTATTTATGCCAAGATGATCTTGGTAGACGTTGAGAACAATCCCCTCGTGTAAAGCTACCATCTTAACTAGTTCGTCACGGTCATATTTCATGTCTAACTCTTTTTCTTTTTCTTAGGAAAGCCTGCTTGCATATTTGCGTATGCTTTGGTAGATATAGTTGACTTCTTCTTAGTAGCACTTGTACCAGCCTTCTTCTTCTGGTTAATGTTGTAATAAAGACCCTTCTTAGCTGTTTTACCAGACTTAGTTTTGTGTGTGTCCATAGCCATGTTATTTTTTCCTCATCTGTAAATTAGTGCTTCTTTGTCCTGCTTTTTTACCCATAGTCTTATATTGAGTTTTTAAATCAGCAGTAGGATTACCTGTTGCTTTGCTAGTTAAATTAACTTTACTTGTGCTTGTTGGCTTTATAACTCCTTCATCTAGCATGTCTCTTAACTCTGATATCTTAAATTGATACCCCCTATGTACACTTGGTATATTTATTACTTTATTCTTGTATTCAAATGTTCTTGAAATTTCAGATACTGGTTTACCATTTTTGTCTATATATACAGGTCTATTTACAGGTTTACCTTTATACGTTGTTTTTAAATTAGTTTTTTTGCCTACTAATTTTTTACCTTTTATGTAATCTTTAAACGCCACTATTTCTTCCCCATCAGTTTCATTGCCTGACCAACCCCTTTAATTCCAAAAGAGCTACTCACAGCTATAAATAAAAGATACTGATACCAATCAGGCAAAGTGTTGAGTACTTCAAAGCCTGTCCGTACATACTCTGTAAATGACGGAATGAAGACTAGTATTGCTGGTAAAAGCAAAACAACCAAAGCAAATTCGTCTTTCCACGAGTTATCTGTAGCGTCAGCCATAGACTTCTCCCATGCGACTTCACCTGTTGCTACCTTCTCTGCAACGACTGCTTTAGCTCTGGCTTGTGCTACTTTAGCTTGACCATCAGCTTTTACTTTCTCTACCTTGCTGTTCATCCAAGAACCTGCAAGATTAGCTATAGGACCTATTAACGCTGTGAGCATGTGCATCCCTTTTTAGTAAATCTACTGTCAATCCATACTTTACCGTAGTACAAGATAAATAACCACATAGTAAACAACGCACCCTCTAGGTACGATAAATCATTCCAAGCATCTAATACCATATTTTCCATTAGATTCTCCCTTGAGACTTATGTAACATTCTTACATATCGTCTATAAAAACTGTTGCTTATCTTATTTAGTATTTTAAATATTTGAAAATTAATTTGTGCTAACATTTCCATCTCTTCCTAGCCTGCCTTAAACGACTGTTAGGGTCTTTTGCCGCTTTAGGAAACTTTTTCATTTGCCCTGCACTTCTTGCACAATAGGACTTTCTACGTTTGGCAGCTTTACTTCCGGGTTTCACCTTACCCGTTACTGCCGTCTTTAATTTTGATCCGGGGTTGTCCTTACGATACTTAGCTACACCTTTTTTAGTCATACCTGCACCATCTTTGGTTTTGCGTTTATGACCACCTTTTATGGTGTGACCTTTCATTGTACCTTTTTCAGACATTGTTACCTCATAGTTGTCAAGAGGGCAAGTTGCCCTGCCCCCTCGATTTTAATTGTTACGTACCAGTTGTTACACTAGCAGTCTGCTTTGGACCTGTTCCAATGTCACACATAATTGCTATGACTCTGAAACGACCTGCAGTAACGCCTGCACCCAATGCTTTAACTTGGATTGCGTCGGCAGCGATAACTGTGTTGATACCTGCAGCTTTTAAATTAAACTGGTATATAGCATCAGCATTGCCATCTACTCCGTCAGCAAACGCATCGATGTCAGTACTTAAACCAACATCGTAAGTTAAACCTGATCCACCTGCTTCAAGAACGTCAAGACATCCACCGATAACAATTGTGTTATCTGGCACATCTATCATCTTTACAACGTCATTTGCAGAAAGATTTTGGTCGGCTGCATCAAAGATTCTTGATTGAACCATGTAAGGTCTCGGCACATTGCCCGGATGTCCTACAGTTCCACCACCTGCGATGGTATGATTATAATCAGTCATTAATTAATCCCCCTTACGCAAAATCTATGACGCCACGAACTATTGATTCTGGTCTTAAAACTTTTCGACCAAAAACGTGTAGTCCTCTAACGACATCAGAGAATGATTCAGTTGAACGTACCACTTCAGTCTTTGCGATGTGAGACGCTGTAGAAGTACTGGAGATATGTCCTGCCATGATAACGTTCTCAGAAGCGTCTGTAGCGACACCTGATAATGTTACTTGGTCAGTACCTGCTGTACTATTTAACGCAGTAGACTTGTAGCATCTAAATCCTGCAAGTGTACCCGGAGTTGCAAGTCCGTTTCTTAGGTTTGAAGACGCATCGCCAGTTACCTGTACTTCTGCCATCTTGTTACCTGCTTGAAACATCTTCTCGTAGAAGATTGGAGGAGCAACAAACCATCTATTCTCTTCTGGTATAGACTGGTCATCAAGCACTCTAGCCATTAATAGCATGAGGTTGATACCTGCATCATCAGCTTCCACGTTAATTGGAGCAGACGCTGTACCTAAAGCTGAATTAGTAGTTGTTAATCCACCTGATAAACTTGCATCGTCAGCACCTGCAATACCTGCACCGTCTGACATAGCCTGTAGTATGTTGGCATCGAATTTTCTCTTTAGAGCAAAAGCACCTGAAGAAGTTGCTAACGCTTCAAAGTTGACATGTGAATGTCTTTCTTCGATGTCATCGATTTTAAATGCAAAAGCATTTGCTTGGTCAACGGTCATTGTTACCTGATCGTCTGCCAAGTCTTGAGGGTTAACAACAGAACCTCTTGTGTACGCTGACACAGTAAGTGTTGGTTCTTTTATGATGTTAACAGTGTCGCCAAAGTTTTCAATTTCGCCAGTATAGTCGGTATTCGTAATATCTTCTGCAACCGAAGCTCTACGGAAGAACTTAAGAACTTTTTGGCTAAAAATTGAGGGAGCAAAGTTACCTGACGGTAAGTTAGCATACCCTGCAGCTGTATCAAAAGCCATTTTCTTATCCTTCCTCTATTTGAGGTTAGTTATTGAGTTATTCGCCCTTCTGCTCGTGCTTGATCGATTTCTTTTTCAAGTTTCTCAAACTCCCACGATTTCAGTCTGGCGATGTCAGACATCTTCCAAATCTTTCCTTTTTGATCTGATGTTGCAACTTCTTTTGGTTGAGTCTTAGTAACCGTAGCTGCTGCATCGTTTCTGCTAGATTTAGTAGTTTTTTTATTAGATATGCCCATCTCTGCTTTATAAAGGGATACGACTTTGCCTGCCCATTTAGCATCAGTATTGTTTTTGTAAATACCATCACTAAGCTGTGTAGGTTGATCATCGAGCCACTCAGTAAATTTCTCACTGGTTTTTAACTCACCAAAATCGGGATGCGTGTGCATTAGTTCTTCATACGCTTTCTCTTTCTTAAGAGCTTTTTCCCTTTCTTTAACGACTTGGATTTCTTCTCGCAGACTAGCAACTGTTTGTTCAGTCTTCATACCTGAGACAGTTTCGACTACGTCAAAAACATCTGGGTACTTTTCCTTAAACTCCTGAAGTTCTTCTGCACTCTTTGGTGTAGGAGTACCTGCAGGTAATCGTTGCATGTTGTCTTTAATTGCTTGAATCTCATTAGACATCTGTTCACGTTCACTTTTAAACTCATTAAGTTTACTGTCATAATGTTTTTTTAGGTCATCATAACGTTTTTTGTAATCGTGTTCATCTGACTGCTTAGTTTCTGCAAAACTTGTACTTTCCTCTTGAGTAGCCACTTNTTCAGTGGGGTCTTGAGCTTGTACTTCGTCATCGTCATCGTCTCTATCCACTTCTTCACGGTACTTATTTTTGTAAAGATTTGGATTGTTAGTTACTCCGAAGGAGTCATTTGGTTTGTTTGCTCTCGCACCTTTTATTTGTTTTGCCATTGTTATTACCTCATTTATTGCAGTGCCACATGGCTGTGGGTAGCTGCTTCGGATGTCAGGGCCAGTGATATTACTGGGTAGCTGACTAATTCTTAAAATAATCTTCTAAGATAATCTATAAAACCTCCCCCATCATCATTACGATCCTCCACTTCTTTAGGTCGTCTCATAGGTAGGGGTATGTTGTTAGGTATTGGTGTTGAAGGTTNAAATTGTTCTGGACTNATTGTTTGTGTGCNTAGTTTTGTATCCATCTTAAAATCAGACGGTACGTGATACACGTGTAAAACTTTTTTGTCCTTAGAATTAACTGTTCTAGTTGTT